TTCAAACCTTTGCATGTCCCAAATCTGTCTCACCTATATAGTCGGCCGGCCATCGTCATAAACATGCCGCACCTCGCACGTCACCTTCCCCAGCACGATGACATCGTTCAACGGCTCACCCTCGATCACCTCGCCCTCTTCCGTCACCAGGCTGTTGTGGTACATCTTGCCCAGCCCTGAATAGCCGTTCCACTGATACGCAATCCTGTTGCCGGGCTTTACCTTTGCAGCTGAGTCAACCAACAGGAAGCCGTCCGGAATATCGACACGGCACGTTGTGGCCGGATTCGGGATGAATACTGAATTAAGGCTAAGCCGCGGCTCTATATAGTCCTGCGCCGGTGAAGGGAATCCCATCAGAGACCACCGTTAGGGTTGAACCGGAACCACGTCATATTCTCACCCTCCTGCGTTGAGGCGTCGCGAAAGGTGGTCGTGTGGCTCCGGATCCAGTCATTGGCTGCCTTGAGCGTAAAGTGCCAGTTAACGCGCTCCAGTTCCTCTACGAAATCGGCAGTGGTAACGGTGCTGCGGCCTGATGGCTCGCGCTTGATGGAACTGATGAATGCTTCTTTGATCTGGTACTCGCGCGGCATGGTCAAATCCTCCTCTGATAATAACTGTATATGTATACAGTAGTATCGATCAGTGGATCTGATCAAGCGGAAGGCGACCTTAAGGAGGAAAAATCTTTGTGTAAGTTAATTTAGTTGCGCATGTAAATTCTATTGTGATTTTCCCTTCTTCCAGACTCGCTCTGACTTGCCAGAAACATAAGAATCACCACACGTTTGCAATGCTGCCCTTTCCGCATTTGTAGTGCCATGTTATTATTGACATAAATAGCAGCTTTTGAATGTTCCCTAGTGTTTCAAGAAAAGATTGGATGATATAAATGTATAATGGGATTCAGGTTTTGCGTTTCTTTGCCGCATTTGTGGTTTTGATATATCATTCATTTAGAACATTTAACCCTGGAGAGCTTTACGGCTTCACTAAAATAGCAACAAATAATTTTTCATTTGGGGTTGACATATTCTTTGTTATAAGCGGATTTGTAATATACATATCCTTCCACAAAAGACCGAAGAAACCGTTTCATTTTCTTATTGATAGGGTGATAAGAATAGCGCCTCTTTATTGGGTATTTACCTTTATTGTTGCTTTTATGACTTTAGCAGACCCATCAATCACTCCATCAACTGGATTTGAAATTCATAATTTCGCTAATTCTCTTTTCTTCATACCCTCACCTAACCCAGCAGGGGGGGTGATGCCAATATTACCTGTGGGTTGGACTTTGAATTATGAAGTTGTATTCTATTCTGTATTTATAGCGTGCACCATAGTTAACAGAAAGTTAATCATTTTAAACACGTCTATAATTTTAGGCTTTTTTTGCTTAGTCAGCCATGTTGGCTACGCTTATGAATTTTATTCCTTACCCAATATGCTAGAATTTTCACTTGGGATGATTTTGGGATTCCTGACTTTAAACACTCGCATTCTTGCCTATAACGGAGAAAAGTGGCCATTATTAATAATAATCCCTGTAATATGCTTTATGTGTTCCCCGCTGGAGCTGAACAATTTCATTATTTATGGCATACCTTCGTTTATAATGATAGCAATCCTGATAAAAGTTGAAAAGGGCATAAGAATACCAAAAAGAATATCAGCGCTGGGTGACTATAGTTACTCGCTTTACCTTTGCCATAAGCCTGTGCTGTATTTTATGGTTTACTTAACGCATACTTACGCCCTCGATATAAATATATTGATATTAATATCAATAATATCAAGCATAATACTTTCTATCTTGACCTACAATTATATCGACAAGCCATTAAGGATTGCTTTTAAAAACTTGATAAGTAAAAGGTTTCACTACATCTAACTTTACAAGTTATGGTTCAATATGGCGGTTGCTCAGGCCAAGAAATATTTTCAGGGGTGTTAGAGTCGATTCTACTCAAAGACACCCTGTACAGCTTCCATAGCTTAAGTGACTCTATTTCCGCTTCGGTAGAATCGCCTAGGTCCACCGCATCTTGAAGCGGTGCGATCGCGGCTGAGGCTTGCGACATTAACTCCGACTTAACCGCCATGTTTAATGTGATTGCATGCAGCCGGTTTTCTTCAATCTGCTCTTCTTTGAGCGGTGGCGCTAAAAACCTATTTTTCTTGTAAAGATAACCAATTGATACAGAAACGCCTTCCATTATTTCAACAGGCGTAACACCTTCGCCGAAATCAAAATCATCACCGTCCCAGACGATGGTATTTATAACCAATGCATCTTTAACTAAAGCATAAAGTCCCATATTTATTTCCCTTAAGCGTATTCGTACACAATAATAACTCCGCTGCCGCCAGCGCCACCGGGGATTGTCGTAGTGAATGAGGATCCGGCCGGGCCGAAGCTACCACCGCCACCAGATCCATAACCACCCGCTGCAAATCCTGGACCATTAGCATTCCCCCAGCCTCCTTGAGAAAGCGGAGTGCTACCCCCAGTCCCTCCATTACCGCCTGTAGCCCTCACTGCTAGAGCTGGTGATCCACCAGTACCGGAGGATGTGTTTATTGGTGTAGCCGGAGATGTTACGGTCGGAGCGCTACCCCCAGAGCCACCACCAACGGAATTTACAACGCTCCCTGTAGTGGTTCCATTGAATCCCGTAGATCCCCCTGGTGTGATTGCATAGCCGCCAAAAGTTGTCTGCCCGCCTCCGTTTCCTGAAGAACCTCCAGCACCGACGGTTACACTTACACTAGCCGGCACGGTATCCAATCTAAATTTCGCATATGCACCAGAGCCACCGCCGCCACTAAACGTACCAGTGGTTGAGTTAGAACCATTAGCAAACATTCCCCCAGCGCCACCGCCAACCATCTCAACAATGATTTTTTTTGTGCCGGGGGTTGGGGTATAGGTGCCAGTTGATGTAATTACTTGAACTCCTAATAGCCTGCCAACGTAGCCATTTTCGTCACCGATTCCCAAACTGAGAAAGGCATTTTTGACAGTGACAAGCTTTGTCCACTTAGCGGAAGGAGGTGCGCTGTTGGTGTTATTACTCGCAAGAGATGAATAAGCCTCCCCATTCCTCAGGCAGAGAGAGCCTACATAATATTCCTGTGCTGCGTCCCACTCCGGTATTCCCATCTGATGCTGGTACGCAATAAATTGGCTTAGAGCGTACATAGCCGCATTAAAATCCTCCATAGAGGGATTTTCGGATGGGCCTACAATTCCCCATCCTCGCAGGTATGCATCTGTTACCTGCGACGTCAGGTCATCGGCCTGAGATGTACCGCCAAAAATCGTTCGCTCAAGACCCTGAGCATTTGAGCCGAAAGCGCGCAGGTTTCCTGTATATCGTGCAATCTTAGACATGAATTTTCCTCGAAAAAAAACCGCCCTGGTAGGCGGTGTTAAATTTGCTTGCGAACCCTTTGGCCGAGGGGTTTCTTGAGAACCCAAACGTCTGCCCGGGCGTAACCTGATAGTAATAGTCGTATCTGACACCGGCAGGCTTAGGCAAAAGTCCCAGTTTCACGATCAGGCGCAATTCATCCAGGGATATCTGAGGGGATATATTCAGAGCCAGCGTCATATCCTTGCGGTCTGTGACGTATGCCTCTCCATTGAAAGCGGCCTGAATTACCTCCTGCAGGCTGACTCTTTCATCAGAAGCTATGGTACCGGACGTAGCATTTTTGGCGATCTTAACTTTGAGGAAACGTCGATATTCATTATCTCCCAGCTGATAGTCACCATATGCTGGCGAAAACTTACTGTAGAACGGTGCCCCCACGTAACCGGGCTTTGATTTGCTTTTAAAGCCGGTTGAGTTGTCATGCCCCTTAAATCCAAAAAACACCTTTGCGATCACTGCCGGAACGCTTCGTGATAACCCCACAATGCGGCCAATAACGTCCAGTCTGTAGCCGGCAGCCTTATCAATATCGAAGTTGTCAGGGTTGCGGATGAAGTCAGCAATAATTTGCCACTGCTTCATCATGGCCTGAATTTCAGCTTTGGCTTTCGGCTTCTCCCAGTACTGTTTGATAAGCATCAGCGTATAGCGGTTGATGATGTCGTTATTCATCAGGTCACCTCGGCGATGTCGATATCACCGGTGCTTAAGGTGAACTTGCCCTGGAATCCCGGAGACAGTTCTGCATCGGTATACGTGCTGCCGTCATCACTTATCATGAGATCGGTCAGGATGTAGTTAACGCGGCTTGTGCTGTAGCCCTCAGCGTAGAATTCGTTTGCGTCGATGCTCTCACCAATGTGCAGCTCGCGGGAAGCCAGAGCCTCTTTCAGTGAATCCTGGTCAACCGGGTCATTGGTGGTTTTCCGCCTGGCTGTGAGCCTGATGTGTAGAGGCTTATATACGGGGCGATCGAACTGCAGGTCATGGGCTATTTGAAGTATGGAACCATCAGGACGAACCAGAGACTCAACGTAGCGCCCGGTGATGCTCCCTTTAGTTCCTGTGCCGCCGCCCTTCTGCTTAACCATAACCTCCACGATTTCAGACACGGCGCCGCCCTCAACTACCAGCCATATCGAGTTAGCTGGGATACCGGTATCTGAATCATCAAATTTTGTGTCGTTCTCGCCGATATTAAGGTCTGTTACACCGGCAAGTTGTGCCACTTTTGCGAAAATGGCCCCGGTGCTGCCAGTAGCCGGATTTTCAAGTGACCGGTTACGGCGCTGGCGAAATTGCTCGGGCGTCTCTTCATCCCTTCCCACAACAACAGCGGTGTCAGAGACAATGCTCAAAATACCCAGCTCAGGCGTTAGCTGAGTGAAGGTATCTGATACCAGCCCGGTGACCTTGCCAAAGTTTTGCGCAAAGAACGTAACTGTCGTTGTGCCGGCAGGGACTGTGATGTCTTGGCGAACAAACCAGACCTGGTTAGCCTGGTCACGGATTTTGTAACCACTGTACAGAAGCACTGGCCTGTCAGTAGTAACCTTCAGGTCGCGCTGGGATCGGGAGCCGGGGCGAAGATAAAGCCCGTGCAGCTTGGCAATAATCTGCTGCATATCACCTGTGTTGAAATCCGGGTCCATCTGCGAGTAAAGCCACTGCAGTGCAGCCTCTATATCAGTGCGGGCCTGTGCCTCAATGGCGACTCGCTGCCCGTCAGGTGATTCCTGATCAAGGTCGATATCCTGACCGTAAATTGCCTTATAACCGTCGCTCAGGCTCTGGAATATATCCCTGAATGTATCTATCTGCAGGCCGTTATTATCAAACTGTAGTGCCATCTTTCTGCGCTCCGCTCACAGGGAAAAGTAACGTCTGTTCGTCGAATACAGTCTGCATCCGAAGCTCTATTGCCTGCTTTCTGGTTGTTTTATTAACGGTCATCGACAGCTCAATGATGCGCATGACCCCATCTGTAGCCAGAACGACACGCTCTATCTCTCTCAGTATTTGCTGCTCTGTATTTTTCTCAGAAAGGAGGTATAGCCAGTCGATGTTGTCATCCATATTCAATGGATTGTCGTTTTTGAATGACCGGATGCGACACATAACTTTTTGCGCAATAGCCTTTCCGCCGGTTATGTAATTGCTGCGTCCGCGCCCAAACGTCCAGTCCTTATCTTCATCAAGCGCTGATAAGATCATGAGATACCCGTGATTATGCCGTTGGTTACAGTGATGGTTTTCCCGTCGTCGCTTCTGAATGAGCCTGTCACTCCGCGCTTGCCGGCGGTCTCCAGAGAGCCATACTTCAGGCTGCCTTCAACAACGCACTCTTCCATCGTGGAGATGCCTTCGGACTGCTGAAAGTCCCCAGTGAGAAACATCGATCCAGCGTGGTCACTATCTCCCTGTATCAGGCGCCGGGCCGCAGGTATAGCGATAGCGGATGACTGTGGATTAATGCCGCACAGGGCGAAGCCATCCGAGTAATCGTGCATGCGCATTTCAAGGGGGGGAACAAAATCACTGCCTGCATACCAAGCGTCATAACAGCGCTCAGATATGAGAACGAGGCAGTAATCCCCCGCAGCTATGGGTTCTGCGATATAACTGCCGCCGCCCTGAATTATTACGGGAGGAACTTCAATAAACTCAGGCAGAGATATCGCCTGCTCTTTTACAACCCGATTTATTACAGGCCGGCAGCTAATCGTCTTTTCATTTACAGCCGTTATTTTTGCAACGACAATTGTGTGAACATCGGCCAGCGCAAACCCTACCCCCGCCCCTATGGTTTCGTGAAGTTCTTCTGTCATGAATTCCGCCCATAAAAAAACCCGCCGGAGCGGGTTAGTTTTACTTTATTTGGTTCAGGCTTTTTCTGCTTCTTCTTGAGCTTCAAAGAAACGCTGACGAAATCTCATCGGGTCTTTGATGAAGCGGATAGGAGCATGAGATGAGCCTGTATCGCTTATCACTAACGAGCCATAGCCAAAAAGACGGCCAGCGATACCCTGCTTAATTTGAAGGCTTGATACCTTTTTAATTGGGATTTCTACTGTATCGCGTTTGATAAGGCCCGCTTTTGCAATCAGGCGCTTATTGGTAATGCCAGCTTCGTTTGAACGAAGAACAAAATAACCTAGTGGTAGAAGAAGTAAACCTATCCCAGCAGTGAACATAGCCAGGATCAAACCCCATATCACCCAAGGGATCCATGCAAGCAAGGTAACCTTACCACGGTAAAGCACCTGCTCACTTCCGATTAAATTAGAATCGATATAAGACATTTCTTAAACAGCTCCTTTG